AATGCAGAGTTATCTGCACCGTTTGTTGCAACAGCATTGACATCAACGTATGCATCCAACCCCAATAAATTTCCCTTGATTGAAGATGCCTTGACATCGCCTGCGGCATTCCATGGCTGTGATGCGTTGTAAATTGGACGACCTGTTGAATCTGTGTAACCCATTACTGCGCCCCATGTACCAGTACCAAGGACAACATTCTTAGCAAAGTATGAAGTACCTGCATAAGCGGCCGCTGATTCAGCTGAAAGGAATGAAATCAATCCTGCTGAAGTAGCTGCTGTTGCAGTTGCGGCAGTACCGTTTGCAATAAGTGCTGCAATTACTGCTGCATCTGTTGCCTTGAGGTAAGCGCGCTCTAGTTGAATCATCAACTGATCCATGAAGATTGGGTCTGAACGCTCGATAAGTTCGAGTGAGATTGTCTGTTGTCCTGCATACTTTGAAACTGTGTATGAAAGATATTCAGATGTCATACCTGTGTTGCTTGGTGCTGCGGATTCCGCAGTTGCTGCAACTGTTGGAGCAGTATCTGTTGGAGTAATCAATGATGGGATATTGAGAGTCAAACCGCTTGCTGGTAGAGCAGCGCGTGAACATGCATCCACGGCAGCGCGACCAAAGTTTGTATTGGATACGAAAATGTTTGAAAGATACTGTGTTGGGTTGAACGCAGTATTAGTAGTCATTGCATCGGCAGCTGCGCGAACATAAAGTGCAGAATCGTCATCGCCGAGTTTTGCCTTGATGGAATGCAATGCATATCCACCCATTGATTGAATAGGAGAGCGCACTGTTGATGTGATGTATGGAGCAGTGGCCTTGATTGTCGGACGTGAGGCTTCGACTGTTTCGGCAGCTGGAGTCTCAGGTGTTACGGCTTCGGGAGCTTGAGTTTCCACGATTGCCTCACTTTCGGTTGTAGGTATTTCTTCGGATGTGTTTGCATCTGCCGAGCCTTCGCTGGCAGCAACTTTGGTAACTACTGCATCAGAGAATGCAGGGGATTCAACGAGTGATACTTCTTTCATAACCGCCTCTTGAACATATAACGTGCCATCTTTTGATGGCTTGGATGCAATAACTTCAACACCGATTGATAACGATGCGATAAGTCCTTCACTTGCACGGATAAGAAAATCTTGTCCAGTAGCAGATGAAGAAATTTTGAAAGACCCTGTTATTTGCTGGTCTGTTGTTTGAAAAGATTGAGCGCGGCCGATTGGATTCGTCGGATCATGTTGTGCTAGCAGTTTGATTTTTGCACTGTCGTGAATCGCAATCGAACCGCTCTCAAAGACAACTGGCCCGACTGACGTATAACCTATTTTGTTGAATGGAACAACAATGCCAGCGATAATGCGACGTTCAACATCTGCCGCTTCAATCTCACTACTAAAGTTCAGTATCATCGACTTCTCCACTTCCTTCTGGTGTCAAATCTTCCATTTCCTTTGCTTGATTAATATCAATCAATCCAAGTTCGAGTAATGTTTGAGTAACTTGCAAACGTTGCATTGGATCAACGCGTAAGAATGTTTCGTCAATGCTAAAACGCACTTCTGTGCCTCTTGGAGTCAAATCATCCATTGATAAACGACATGCAATAGCATCGATAAATGGCATCAATGTGTATGCAGCAAATTCTTTACGTTGATCTAATACGTTTTGATATGTACTAGAACGTAATTGCTCTGCATCAATCATTGTGGCCGGCACGTTGCAAGCACGGGCTAAATCAAGAGCCAAATATGCTTTTGCTTCGTTGTACATCATTTCGGCAGGTGAAAAGGAAATTGCTTGGAAATCTAATGTGCTAGTGAGGTATGCAGTGCCTTTTGATTGACGCGCAGTTTTCCATGCAGCAAGAATTCCTTGAACTTGTTGGTCAGGTAAATCCGCACCCGAGTTCTTAATATAGCCCGATCCTAAGGGCGTCTGTGCTGCTATCGCCGCGGCCTTTTCAATATCAATAGCAGCACGAATTGTTGTTGGGTTGCGTACAAGTAATCCTTGGTCTAATGCTTGGAATGTAACAAGTGAGCCAACACCATCATCGGGAACGCGTACGTTATTAATCATGTAATAATCAACGGCAGTGTTCATCGAATTGTATTTGACTGTTACACGATCATTTTGCACCCATGAGAATCTTGCTGGGCGATTATCATCTTTGTAGACTTCTTCAACGCGCCAATATGCAACACCATAATAAAATAATGAATCAACTGTCCATGCAATAGTTACTTCGCGTGGTTGTCGTTTATCGGGTTGATCTACCCACGGCATATTAGGTAATTCTTCGCCTGTGGTTTTTGAGTATGTCTCTAACGGGATTGTTGCAATAGTTCCTGCAATCAAATTACGGCAGCGTGCGATTGCAGGTACGCCAACTGCATCCTGACGGAGAATGGAGTTTGCGTAGTTGTTATAGCCACCATAGGAACCTGCGCCCCAATAAGTTCCAAATGGTGCATCCATAACAGGTGGATTGAGCTGTGCGGAAATACGAGCAGTATCAGTCGTCGGCTTAGCGCGTAGGCCAAAAGTCTCCAGTAATCCCATGTGCGAATCGTGGCAATTTGTCAAGCATATTTTGCGTGTTTCGCTAAATGTCGCAGGTGTATTATCTGGTTATGGGACATCCCGATTACATGCAACGACTTGATGATTTCTCGGCCTTTTTAGAAGAACAGTCCAAGGTCAAAGGTTGGTCATTGGCTACAAGTGGCAAACTAGATGCTCAATTCTATTTTACCGACAAAGATGGCAAAACTCATCTAGTCCAAATCAAAATGGATGACAACGGCAAAATTACTAGCAAGGTTATCCAGCGATAATTTGAGGCATGGACATCGGTTTGAGCAGTTCATGGACAATCATTGCCGAGGCAATAGGTGCTGAAATGTCACCAGCTGATTGTCTTTTGACGATTCGCCATCCTGAGTCATTGGTTTTTGCAGCTACGTTATTCATTTGATTGATGAACTCGTCTTGGCCGTTATGGGTTATGCGATCATTGACGAGTGCGTCAAGGAAATCAGCGCAAGCCGTATAGAACTGAGAACCTGAAATATCAACGCAATTTTGACCAGCATGGGAGAGCCTGTCTGCGATTGAAGCCGTTGCATATTTGTCATAACAGATTTGTCTGGGCGAGAAGTGGTCAGCCCATTTCTTGATTCCAGCGGCTACCTTAACATCGTCCACTGACATCTGACTCGACCACATTTCCAAGATACCGATTCCAATTTTGCCATCGGGTGTTATTTGACCTGCAACGAGTGAGGCATTCTTGCGACTAGGGGATACGTCAAAGCCAAAGATTGTGTAAGCACCTTGGGTTAGTTTGAGTTTCTTATCCGAGGTTGCTTCGAGGATTCCATACGGCCAAGGACTAGCCAGCGAATCAATCCATTGACACAACAATTCAGTTTTCGTAGCTTCTATGCTCGATGTACTAATGGCCTCTTGCAAAGCTTCAACAGAGACGGTGTAACCGAGTGCAGGGTTTGCCATGGCTACGTTTCGCCAGAACTTAGGGCTCAAATCAATTTTAGTAAAAGGATTCGCCGAGTATTCATAGAAGCCAAAGGATTTGGGTGGATTGCCAAGTGCGTTTTCTCGCATCGAGTTGAGAACCGTACTAAATGCATCACCGGCATTGGATGTGAAGAATGCCTGCGAGTTAGGACGTGCGCGAGTAGTCGGAGTAGCGGCTTGGAATGCATCTTCATTGATTTCGCGCAATTCATCAATGTATAAGAAATCTACCGAACGACCACGGGCTCCATCTCGATTTGCAGCTACGATGTCGAGACGACCACCGTTTTTTAGCTCAATAGATTCAGAGCCATTGGCAAATCTAATAGATCGTGTCTGGTCTTTGAGGAATGGGTTGGCTTCTACGATGTAGGCGATTTCTCGAAAAGTTGTCAGTGCCATTGCTCGGTTTTGAGCCATCATCAACACGTTTTTAGATCCAAATTTATACAAGTGCGCCAAGATAAGCATTCGTGCCAAGTGAGTCTTGCCCGATTGCCTGGCTACAAGTAAGAGGTTTGATTTTCTTATCCAGTTATTATTTTCATCGACTGAAAGCATGTCTTTGCATACCCATTCTTGCCACGGGAGCAAGGGAGCGCCAATAGCGTTTGCTAATTCAATGACTTCACCTATGCGAGAGTTTGTATCTAGAAGTTTTGAATGTAAGCGCGCTTTTGAATTTCCCCTTAGGGGTTCAATGGCCTTACGGGCGACTTTGGTTCTAGGCTGGGTCATTTATGGTCACTATGGGTTCTGTCTCTTATACACATCTCCGAG